AGATTTACAAAATTAGCCGATTATGATGTTACTTTAGAAACAAACCTTGTTTCGTATGTTCAAAAAGCATTAGCTGAATTGCGCGCAACGCCAACAGTGTATATAGGAGATGCTAATAGACCCGAAACAGTGGTTTTTGGCTATTACAGGAATTTTAATATTGTTCTTTCCACACCAAGCATATCCGATTGCACTATTGAAGTTGAGGGACTAATTTAATGGCCTATCCACCGATTACTCCATTGCCAACATCGCCTAGTAGGTCACAATCACCCGCCACATTTAGTGCTGATGCTGACGCATTTCTTGGTGCATTGCCTGACTTTGGTTCAGACCAAAACGCATTGGCAGCTTATATTGAAGATTTGGCAATTGATGTAGAAGCAGCCGCTACAATTGGCTCCGCAGCCATTGCTAATTTTAAAGGTATTTATAGCGCCGTAGTAACCTATCAAATAGGGCAGTCTGTTTTGTATAATAATTATTTTTGGTTAGCTTTAACTGTAAACATAGGCATAACACCTGTTAATGGCGCTAACTGGCAGAATGTGTCAATAATTGACGGTGGGACATTTTAATGGCAAACACTATTTTAGTAAAGCGTGGCTTAGAAGCTAACCGCACAACAGTAACTCCCAACGCGGGTGAGATTCTTTACACAACAGACACAAAACAAGTGTTTATTGGAGATGGCGCAACTTCTGGCGGTAATGCTGTTGGTGTTTCTCAAGTCAAATATCCACAAAACATTCAATCTGCCAACTACACGCTAGTTTTAGATGATGCTGGTAAGCAGATATTCCACCCTGCCGCAGATACGTCAACTCGCGTATACACCATCCCTTCAAACGCCAGTGTTGCCTTCCCTATTGGCACAGTGGTTTTGTTCACGGTTGAAAATAGTGCCCGTAACGTAGCCGTTGCAATTAACAGCGATACTTTGATAAATGGTAGTGGATTAACAGGGGCAATTACAGTCCCCGCAAACAACACGCTTGAGTGTATAAAAGTTACTTCATCAAAGTGGATGGCTAATTTTTTATATCCAGCAAATAGTGTGCAGCCATATCAAATAGCAGTAGCGCACACCACATCACCATTCGTATCTGCATACCCGTGGAGCGGCTCTGGTTTTGGCACTAAATACGCCAATCCGGCAACGGTACCTACAACCACTGGCCGAGGCGTAGCGTTTTCACCATCTGGCGATGCTATAGCCGTAGCGCACGATGGGCCACCAAATGTTTCCGCGTATCCGTGGAGCGGCTCTGGTTTTGGCACTAAATACGCCGACCCAGCCACACTACCTACAGGTAGTGGCTTAGGCGTGGCGTTTTCACCATCTGGCGATGCTATTGCTGTAGCGCACGTTGTGTCACCCTTCGTGTCTGCGTATCCGTGGAGCGGTTCTGGTTTTGGGGTTAAATACGCCAACCCAGCTACACTACCTACAGGCGTTGGCAATGGCGTAGCGTTTTCACCCGCTGGCGATGCTATAGCCGTAGCGCACAATACAACACCAAGTGTTTCCGCTTATCCGTGGAGCGGTTCTGGTTTTGGGGTTAAATACGCCAACCCAGCTACACTGCCTGTAGGAATTGGCTATGGCGTAGCGTTTTCACCTGCTGGCGATGCTATTGCTGTAGCGCACTCCACAACACCTTTTATATCCGCGTATCCGTGGAGCGGTTCTGGCTTTGGAACTAAATACGCCAATCCGGCAACCCTACCTACATTTAATGGCAACGGCGTAGCATTCTCACCTGCTGGCGATGCTATTGCTGTAGCGTCACCTCTCGTATCTGCATACCCGTGGAGCGGCTCTGGTTTTGGAACTAAATACGCCAACCCGGCAACCCTACCTACAGGTACTGCCTTTGGCGCAGCGTTTTCACCATCTGGCGATGCTATTGCTGTAGCGCACTCTACAGCCCCTTTTATAACAGTTTACGTGTGGAGCGGTGCTGGCTTTGGAAATAAATACCAAGTCGATCCAGCCACCCTACCTACAGGTACTGGCAACGGCGTAGCCTTTAACTTTACCCCATAAAGAAAGAATATATGTCCTACTCACAACTGCCAATTGAATACAAATACGACACGCTTGCGGATGCAATGTATGCCCGTGAGGTGGAGCATTTCCACTATGACTTTGACCGCCGGAACTTTGAGCATCTGCTGGCTAACGCTACAGACAACGAGTTTGCGGCGGGTGTGGCCGAGCGGCTCCAAGACACAGCAAAGCAAATGGGTAACGTGGCTGGAATTATGGCTGCGCTTGAAGCACAAATTGAAGACAAAGATGCTTATGCGGCAGCAGTAGAACGCGCTATTGCACGCAGGGCAGCTAAGGAGGAATAATGCGCTACGTCCAAGCCCTCAACGGTGTATTCCAGCGCCACATTAACGGCTTCGAGCCTACCCAGTGGGATGCAGACAACTACTGCTATGCAGTGCGGCTGACAGACGAGCAAGTTGAGCACTACGGTGTGTCAAAGCTCAAACTGGTAACACCACCATATTATGACCCCACTACGCAGACCCGTGATGAAGGTGATGCCCTGCTGGTTGACGGCCTGTGGACACAGAACTGGATAGTGACTGACTTGGACGCTGAAGCAGCAATTGCAACAGCCGACACGCAGTGGGGCATTGTCCGTAACGAGCGTAACAGGCTGCTGGCTGACAGCGATTGGACGCAGCTTCCTGACGCGCCTGTTGATGCCGCTGCGTGGGCTACATACCGCCAAGACTTACGCGATGTAACTGACCAAGCAGACCCGTTCGCTATCCTCTGGCCCGTATCACCATGAAAATCCACACATTCTTAAATTATTTGGGAGATAATCTGAAGCACATAGCTGATGGTGCGGCTGCATTGGCGGCTTTTGGTGCTTTGGCTCAGTTATTGCCTCCGCTTGCTTCTTTACTTACAATAGTGTGGATGAGTTTACGCATATACGATTGGCTCGAAGCAAGGCTCAACGGGGAGCGTTTGCCAAAAGAATAAAGGAAATTTATGCGGAAGCTATCAATTGATGATGCGCTATTAGCGTGTGCTAATCCATACCAACGACACGTTTTAGAAGCTATAAACCTACATGGCAGCGCACGGGCTGCATCTGTAGCCCTAGGCTTAAATGTTGGTCAAGCATCCGAAATATATTTGCGTGTAAAGCGTAAGGCTGCAAAGCAAGGTTACGCGCCGGAGCATGATTTTACACGCCCTGTACCCGATGGCTTTATCGCCAAGGGTGTTTCGACCTACTACAACAAAGACGGCAAGCCAACTGCTCAATGGGTAAAAGCTTCTCTTGACGCAGAGCGCCAGCAAGAGTTGTTTCGCGAAGCAGCAAATGCAATGGCAAACGAACTGCCTCGCCTGACGCCTATTGTCGCCCCTGAGCAGTTTAACGCCGACCTGATGACGATGTACACGCTAACCGACGCGCATATTGGAATGCTGGCGTGGCATCGTGAAGGCGGCGCTGACTGGGACTTGACTATCGCAGAGGCGGTCATCGTCGGGTGCTTTGAACAGATTATCAAATGCTCGCCTGACAGTGAGACAGCCGTGCTTAATCAGCTTGGAGACTTGCTGCACTACGACGGTTTGTCTGCGGTAACTCCCACCAGCGGACACGTGCTCGACGCTGACGGACGGTTTACCAAGATGGTTGAGGTCGCCGTGCGCGTGCTGCGCCGTATCGTTAATATGTTGCTGGCGAAGCATCAAAAGCTTCATGTGATATTAGCCGAAGGCAATCACGATATGGCGTCAAGCGTATGGTTACGCACCATGTTCAAGGCGCTTTACGAAAACGAGCCGCGCATCACGGTAGACGACAGCGCACTGCCCTACTACGCATATGAGTTTGGTGAGGTAATGCTGACATTCCACCACAGCCACCTGAAGAAGTTTGGCGCAATGCGTGAAGTGATCCCAGCAATGTTTGCGCCTATTTGGGGCCGCACTACAAAGCGTTATTGCCACACAGGAAACTACCACCACAGCAAAGAAGAAGAACACGCAGGGATGAAGGTGATGCAGCACCCGACGCTAGCTGCGCGGGACGCCTACGCTTCACGCGGGGCATGGTTTTCAGACCGCGAAATTTGCTCTATAACGTACCATCGGAAATTTGGTCAGGGAATGCGCGTCTATGCTTGCCCTGAGATGTTGGAGGATGCAGCATGAACAACAACTTTGGAAAGAGCCTGGCTTTGGTGTTGGAGCACGAAGGCGGCTTTGTAAACGATAAGCACGACAAGGGTGGCGCTACCAATAAAGGCGTAACCCAAGCCGTTTACGATGGCTATCGTCGCATTCGTGGGCGTGGGAAGCAGTCTGTTAAGTTTATCAGCGATGAAGAAACCCGCTCAATCTACAAGCTGCAATATTGGGATAAGGTGCATGGCGACTATCTTCCTACTGGCCTTGATTACGCCATGTTTGATTTCGCCGTAAACTCTGGCGTCAGCCGTGCGTCGAAGTATTTGCAAGCAGTGCTAGGTGTGCCTCAGGATGGCGTTATAGGGGCTAGAACGCTCGGAGCTATAACTAATCCCGTAAACACCATCAACGCACTGTGCGACCGCCGCATGGGGTTTTTGCTTAACATCGACACGTTCTGGCGGTTTGGCAAAGGCTGGATGCGCCGCGTTGCCGAAGTGCGCCAGGACGCTTTGGACATGGCTGCATGATTAACCTGTGGACTCCTGACGGTCGAAGGGCTGCTGCCTTTGCTGCACTGCTAGGCGGTTGCGTCATTATGACGGTCTTTGCTGCCGTTGGTGTTTATTTAGTGTCAGGCAACGCTACCTATAGCTTTTACCTTGCTCTAGCTGCTCATGTCCAGATTATGCTTGGCCTAGCAGGATTTACCGCTTTATTTGTGCGCCGCACAATTCGCGCTGGCAAAGATGGTGTTGAGATTATCGACATGGAAAACAAAGATGCTAACTAAGTATATCCCATACCTCCGCCTTGCACCATACGCGGCAATAGTCGTATTTGCTCTTGTGGCAGCCATACAGTGGCAAAACGCACGGCACTGGAGTAAGGTGGCCTTAAATGAACGCGCCGCACACAGTGCCACCGTAGAGCGTTATAATGGCGCACAAGTGGTGGCGGCTGAAATTAATAAGGCCAAGGTCGCACAGATTGAACGCGAATATGAAATTGCAGGACAGAAAGCAGAGGCAGAACATGAAAAACTTATTGCTACCAATCGCGCTAATCTTGCTGGCTGGCTGCGCTCCAAAGGCGTTAAAGGTGCTTCCCGTAGCGCCGATACAAGCAGCGCCGCCCCAGTGTCCGGTGACGCTATGCAGGGAACCGATACGGCCCTCGTTCCTGTTGCCGACCTCGAAATAGTGGCCGATGCTTACGCGCAGTTAGACGCGCTTAGAGCGTGGGCGCTTGAGGTCGGCAAGGTTAAATAATCCCGTCATATCTTGTGGAGCCTCTCACTGAAGCGCAATACACAGGAGCCAGTTTGCCGGACTCTGGCATAAAAAAGCCCGGCATCCTGTGACCGATAAGCGGCTAGGTTATCAATCAGTGCCAAAGTAGTCCAACATCCGCTTTAACGCCTTGATGTCTTTGCGATACGTCTTAGCGTCCTCTGGGTGGACATAGCCGTGTGCTGCGTTTATCTCAATGTCCTCTAGTGTCTTCTTTAGCCATGCGCGAACAAGGCCGTCCAACGCGGCGGGGTGTATCTCAATCATCATGTGCTTTGCTCCTGTAGTGCTGCTATCTCGCCAGACGCTTGCGCTAGTGCATCCTTGTGGCTGTTGATTTCATGCGTAAGGCGCTCGACATCTGCGCGAAGGCGGGTTAACTCGTCGGCGGTGTCAGGCGTTCGCGTGCTCCATAGGTCCACAACTTTTGCTTTACTCGGTAGTTGCGGTGTCTTGAAATGACACTGGCAACATTCAACCCAATGGCGTCGGCGCGAAGCATCAAAGTGACGCATCTTCACATCGGGGCTGCCACACCACGGCACAGGGCAATTCTTGAGCGTAGGTGCATCAGTCATACAGACTCACTTATAAGTGTTAAAAGTAGGTCGCGTTGTCTGCGTCGGGCAGCAGCAGCAGCAGCATCAGCAGCACAAAAAGCATCAACAGCAGCATCAGCAGCAGCAGCACAAGAAGTAGCAGCAGCAGCAGCAGCAGCAGCAGCATCAGCAGCACAAGAAGTAGCAGCATCAGCAGCACAAGAAGTAGCAGCAGCAGCAGCATCAGCGGCATAAGCAGCAGCATCAGCGGCATAAGCAGCAGCACGAGCAGCATAATCAGCATAAGCAGCATAAGCAGCAGCAGCAGCACGAGCAGCATAAGCGCCAGCATAAGCAGCAGCATCAGCATCAGCGGCATTACGTGACCGTATTTCGCCATTAGCGAGCAGGTCTATGCCTGCAATCACAGGATCGATAACGGCCTGAATTTCCGGCTCTTGCTTTGGCAATGAACGCAATTCAGCGGCAAGAAACTGCCAGTGTATTTTGGATAGGTCCTTACCGTCTCGTCCAACGGCTGCGGGTAAGGCTGCAAAAAACGCTTTAGCGTCTGTCGCAGGAAGTGCTTCAAATATATCTTCCGCAATACGCAAAAGATGTGGCGTCAAGCCAAACTTTTCAACAGCAAACATTGGTTCGTCCAAATGTGACAAGCAGCCGATAAAGCATCCGTGTGAACCATTCCAGTATTTACCTTGGATAAGCTCATCAGCGGCTATGTGTTGTGCGACTTGCGTCTGTAGCAGGTCGAAGTTTTTTGTTAGGGTGGTCATGTGGTCAGTGCCTTGCTTTGTTCAGCGCGGCGTTCGGCGAATGTCTTTCCATCCGCGCCACGCAAGGGCCAAACTGATTGAGATGAAATGCGGTGATTTAAGCCTATAGGAGCCGCCGCCCAGATTGTTGGCTTAGTAGTCATGCTTGGCTTGGTCATATCGGTAATCCCCTTCGCTGGCCGCACTATCTTCAAAGTCTTCGTCAAGCCGTTCAATGCACGCTTGCAAAATGACGAGGTCTTCAAAGCTGCTTGTTTCGATTTCTTCACCTTCATGCGTCACGTTAACGATGTCGATGTCAACGTCATCAGAATATCTTGTGGCGGTGTATTCTACCATCACTTCAAAGTCTAAGTTCTGGCGGATTAGCGTGTGTGCAAATTCAACTATCATGGCAACACCACCATCAATGCGATAAAAAGTATCGGCAAGACAATCGCCATTGCAATACCACTGATAATTTCGCTTAAAGACTGTGATTGTATAATTTTGCGGATGGTCATATTTTGCTCCTTGGTTGGCGGGGCCGCTGCCCCTGTCCAATTTCTATCAACCATTTTTATATATATGTAAACAACTTTTTTACAAAATGTATTTTTCGTGCAATCCGAACTCTGGCTTTAGGTTGGATATTGCCTCGTAGAACCTTTGTTTTGACAGCCAGTGGTGCCCAGTTTCAAGCTGCCTAATTAAAAGCTGCTGTGTTGCAATTCGTATTTTTTCCTGCTCGTTAAGTGAGCGTTGCAGAAACTGGCTGTATTTTTTGGTTTCTGGATCAATTTGTAATTTAGACTTTGAGTTTGTTTTGCTGTAAACCATAGGTCGACAAGCCTCTACAACGTGCTTTGAACAATTTAGCGTTCGGGCAATTTTGGCATCGTCTGCATAAACTACGCACATATCCACAATTTGTTTAATGGTTGTTTGTGTCATGGTTACTTGTTCCTAAATTTTGTTGTTGGGGAATTTTCACCAGTCCTACTTTTGCAATAAGCAATAAATTTTGGCATATTAAGGTTCTCTTTTTGAGTTCCCCATTTAAGATTTTCTGGATTATTATTTAAAGCGTTTTCGTCTAAATGAATAACTACTGCCCTAAGGAATGGCGCTGGGCCATGAAATGCTTCGCAAATTAAACGATGTATCTTCATATTACCCCGTTCTTTTTGAAACAGACCGTAATATTCATGCCGTGCGGTTTTATGTGATTTTCGTTTATGCCCATATGTCGGAACGGGAGCGTAAGTTCGCCATCCGCCATGTGGCATTGGGGCAATCCGTTCAGGTAAAAGCACCCTACCCCATGATGAAGCCATCATTCCAGATTGCGAAGGTATAAATTTCCATATTTCTTTTTCCATACCATTCGCAATCCATTAGAATTGATACGTTGTCAATCCTAAAAAGGACACTCACTATCAAGGTCTTGGTTATTATCCCAAGATGTATGCTCGCCCTTTGATGGGTTTACGGACGCATCTAATGGCCTTGGCTCACCCCTAGCTCCGCCTGTATCAATGCTACCAACGCGCACATTAAATTGCGGCTTACCCTCGTATTCGTCATGCGTCAGTTCGCCAGAGATAAATACTTTTGTGCCTTTGTTTATGCTGCCGGAAAACGCTTCCGCTGCTTTGCCCCATAAGCTACACCGATACCAAACGCTTGCGGCATCTCGCCCAAATCCGTTTTTTACGCCAACATTAAAGCTAAGGACTTGGGTATCTCGCACTGTGCGAAGTTCCGCATCTTTGCCTACGTTACCTGATATTGTGATATTTTGCATTGTGGTTGCTCCTAAAGACCAAGTGCGGTCATGTATGTATCGAGGATAGCTTGGTATTCGGCGCGGTCATTTGCCTCCATTGCGCGAAGGCGAATAACTGCACGAACTATTTTAACATCATAGCCATGCGATTTTGCTTCGTTATAAACGTCGCGGGCGTCGTCCTGGATGCCTTTCTTTTCTTCGTTCAATCGCTCAATGCGCTCAATCAAAAGACGTAGTTGTTCGCTGTGTGGTTCACTCATATTTTTCACTCCATTTTACGTTGTTTTTTGCGCCGTATTCATAAATAAATTCAATCAAGTCCGACATTTGCCCTACGCTTAGCTTTGATGTTCTAAAACCTATCGGAAAGGGCTGATTATCCAACCCCATCTCAAATTTTGTTTCGTGGCCCAGTGCTGCCATAAAAATAGCTTTCCAAACTTCAGGTATGTGCAATCTGCCATCGGGCTTTGCACGGCTTATATCTGATAGCATTGCCCACATCTTTGCGTTTTGATCATCCGTGCGCTTGGCTGCACTGATCGATATAACTGCATCGACAGGGGCCTTATCGATCAGTTGCTTTGCCAATATCCGCTGTTGCTCACCTCGCAAGATAACTGTTTGCGTCATAAACCTAACTCGCGCTTTTTTGCAGCTATTTCAGCAGCCTTGGGACTAGCCTTGGCAAACGCTTCAGCTAGTTCCATTGGGTCAATATTGTAGTTAGCCCAGAACGTGATTTCGCCTTTACTGTGTTGCCGCTGGTGACAGTCTTTGCAAAGGCTTACGGTAAACCAGTCATGCGCTTTTTGCCCCATGCCAGCCCCGCTACCGTTGCGAACGTGAGCAACTTCGATAGCCATAGTGCTATTGCATACAGAGCAAGCGTGCTCTCTAACAAAGTTGCAATGCGCTGGCGACCTCCACCTACTTTCGCGCTTTGGTTTTTTGGGTATTTTGCGCGGTAGCATCATTGGATTAAACTCGATTGCCAAATGATAATATGGCTTCCGTGCATTGATGGCCGTCTCGACCGCATGGTTTCAAACTCAACCATAATCCCATTCTTGCTGGCTGTCCTGGCAATGTGCCCCCAGGCGCTTTTGTTTGTTGGCGGGTGAACGTGTGTGGCCTTTATACGCACATCCTCTGTAGTAAAAAACCTATTGCGCTGCGCGTGCTCTACATAGGCTTGATAAGCTATTGCTTTCCATTCTTGCCCTTGCTTATCAGCGGACAGTTTAGCTAGCCTTAACCCTTCCTCTAATCCCGTCGATTGCTGCAAGGTCGGCTTCGACTTCGGCAAGAAATTCGCAAACAGATTGCTCAAGTTCCAAGATTTTTTTGTCATCGCGTTGCATCCTTTTGATAAACAGTTTCAAGTCTTCAGGAAAGTCTGGATTATAGCAAACGTAGTCAACCCATTGGCGCTCTGGCATACAAGCAAGCTGCCAGTTCATCTGAGTAATGTATTCAAGCGGTATCTCGCCTGTTGTTAGCGTTTCAAGGTGCCCCGCTGGCTGGCGGCACTTAATCTCGACTAGTCCATCATCTCCAACAAGACCATCGGGTGAACAATGCGTCCAAGGGATGCTCGAATGCCTGACCAACCCAGTTTCGTTAACCGGTACGTTTTGGTCAAAGCTATAAGCTATCCGTGCCTCAGCCTCAGTATCGATGCCATGCTGCATAGCTGCACTTGTAAAACTCGCTGTCTGTTTACCAGTTAGACGCTCCAACATTAGTTTTAAGCGTAGGTTGGCTCTAGTGGCGCTGTAGCCGCTTTTAGTGCGAGATAACGCTCCAGCAACCTGTGACGCACCCAGCGATCCGCATCGGGCGCTAAACCATTCTGCTGATCTTTGCTCGACATCAATTCGCATTCTGCACCTTCTTTTCCAATGCTATTTTGGCAGTCTCAAATGTGTTAGCTGGTAGCATAGCAATAGCTGGCACTTTATAATATGCCGCCATGACAGCAACGTCAGTGCCCGTGCGGTCGATAAGGTCTTGCAAGATAGCAAACTGCGCTGCTGTAATTGTTTGTGCTGGTGCTGGTGGAGCTTGTTGAGCCTTCACTGCTGCGTTGCCGTCATCATCTTCAGTTGGTAAACCAAAGCAAGTAACTAGCGCATAACGCCGAGCATAAGTTAGGGCCGAACCGTAACCATGCGCGTCATGCTTATTGGCTGGCACAAACAAAACGCCCATAGGCAGTTTATCGCCGCTTTCATGTATCAGGACAGTTTCAATTGCTATGCCTCCTTCGCTGGGCCTTGGCATCTGCATAAATGCTAAGCCATGCTTTGCAAGGTGTGGTTTGATAGCCTCAATCACTGCTGGCAAATCTGCGTATTTAGATTTAAAATGCGGATTGTTAGCAGTCTTGGTGGCTGCTTCCAATTCGGCAAATGCTGCAACATACGCAGCGCATATTTTATCATCACTCATATTGTTTGCTCCTTAATAAAAACGTGGGTGCATTTTGCGAACATTGATGGTTGTGTGCCAATCATTGTCCATTAAGAGGTTGCTTATTTTCTCAGCAAGAGCCTCTTTAAAATTAAGATGGCAGCCGCCAGCTTCGACAATTGCGTCAGCGGCATCACAAGCTGGGCAGCAAAAAGATGATGTAAGTTCAAAGTTACAGATTGTGCAAGTTTCGGTGTTCATGTTGGTTGCTCCTTGCCACCTTTCTTAAATAGCTATTTACATATGTAAAGCTTTTTTTTATACGCAATTGGCATTTAGCAAAAAGGACAGAAAATGACATTGAGCCATAAAGCCGTTATGCGTATCTACGGACGCGCTGCCGAACACAAAATAACTGCTGGGAAGCTTGCTACCGCTGCTGGCATTAGCCGTGTAACATTAAGCAATTGGAAGCGTGAGCGCAGCACCCCAATGCTGGAAGCGTTTTTGGCGGTAGAGCAAGCTTTAGATAAGTTGATTGCAGATAAGGCTAAGGACGCTGTTTAATCGTCGGTCAAAGTTTAACGCCAAGAAAGCGTATTGCAGCAACGCCCATAAACATGACAGCAAGAGAGAGGCGGCGCGATGTGACGAACTGCACGTTTTATGGTCTGCTGGTGTGATTGCTGACTTAGTGATTCACCCTCAGTTTTGGTTTGTTATCAACGGCAAGCAGGTAAAGCACGATAACGGTCGCCGCTGCGGTTACAAACCGGATTTTTCTTACACTGAAAACAGTCAGGAAATTGTTGAAGACATTAAAGGTATGGTGACGCCTGATTTTACATTACGGAAAGCCATATTCAAGGCGTTGTTTCCGACAATCGAATTTCGGCAAACAAAGTAGCTTTTAAATCGTTCAAGTTAAGTTATAAGGGGGGCCAGCAAGAGAAAGAGCACCAAAATCTCGCTGGCCCGCAACGCTCAGAGGAGGAGCATCGCATATGAGTGATTATATACGCCACAGAACCATTGTGCAAGGTGGTTTGTTGTGAGCCGCCACAGCTTTGACCCAGAGGTCGCTAAGCGCGTTGGTGTCAATGCCGCTGTGATATTCCAAAACATCCTTTGGTGGGCAGAAAAGAACGCTGCCAATGACAGGCATCACCATGAAGGGCGCTATTGGACATACAACAGCATAACAGCATTCGAAGCTTTATTTGATTACCTGACTGTTAAGCAAATCCGCACAGCTTTAGATAAGCTTGAAGCTGATGGATTGCTTATGACAGGCAATTTTAACACTTCGGCATATGACAGAACAAAATGGTATTCTCCGATTTGCCCTAACGGCATTTCCCATTTGCCCGAAAAGGCAAATCAATTTGCCCAAAATGGCGAACCTATACCAGATAGTAAACCAGTTATTAAACCAGTTATTAAACAATATATAGGCGATATGCCCTTTTGGATGCCTTTGGAGGCTTGGCAGGATTGGGTAGATATGCGGAAGATAAAGAAGAAACCGCTGACAGCCAGAGCAACCACAAAGGCAATTAACAAGCTTGATGTTATGCGCCAAGCTGGCCAGGACATCGCAGCAGTATTAGACCGCAGCACATTGAACTGCTGGGCAGACATTTATGAGATAAAGGAACAGACCAATGGCAAACCAAATAGCAAACACACAACAGAGCCAACTAACCCAATGGTCAGAGCCGTTCTTGCCAGCCGAGCTAGGCGCGCTGCTGGAGAGCGACCACCTGCTGACGATTGGGCCTAAGACAGCAGAAATGTTGCAACAGTATGTGGACGCCCTCAAGCCGCCAATGCCTGAGCGCGAACATGTGGAGGTTATGATTGCCAAGCTATCACTAGCCACTGCCACACCTAAGCGCAGCGTCGACGAAGAAGCAGAGCGTTTGGAACTATACTGGATGACCCTTCGGATATATCCGTTGTCCGATTTACGCAGCGCATTTATCAAGCTGCTACGCACTTGCAAGTTTATGCCAACGACAGCCGAAATTGATTCGGTGGTGCAAGAGGAGGGCTACGAAAGGCGACGTATGATAGGCAGAGCAAAGTATTTGATACAGATTCACAAGCGCGATTATGTGCTGCCAGTTGAATATGTGACAGCGCAGGAATTGGCAGATTTGCGTGCTGAAATAACAAATATCGGAATAAATGCAAAATAAATGAAAAACCGCTTTACATAAACGACAGATGCTTTCATAAGAGGGCATCAGCAAGGGGCAGCGCCCCGCCAAATAAAGGAAACGACAATGGCTATTTTGAAACTTAACGGTAAAACGCATTTCATTAACGTATCTGACATTAAAATTACAGAAGTTGGTGCTGGTCGTTTTGAAATTACTTACGATAATGACCGCACTTTCCAAGTTTTAGGCGGCACTAAATCTGGCGGTTCAAGCCGCGAATGGTTTGTACAGCACGAGCTGTTATACGGTGATAAGTGGTTGCCAGCTAATTCGATGGTTCAAGCGATAAAGCTTGGCGCACAGTATTAACCAACGGGGGCTTTGGCCCCTACCAACCAGAGGCTAAGCCTCGCCATAAAGGAAAATAAAATGATTATCGAAGCAACTACACAAGACAGCACATTTGAAAGCTGGATGGCATGGTATACAGACCGTTTTACCAATATCAGCAATGACGCATTAAAGGGCTACTGGTATACTTATGGCCGCGATAGCGAAGATGATGCATCGCCCCGCGACTTAGCAGCTTGGGCAGCCGTTAACTACGCAATGCAAGCACGGGGGCTATAAAATGATCACCCCAACCTTAAACATAAACGGGTCCAGCGCGGTTGACCTTATTGAGCCACGCCTTAAAGCAATGGGCTACCTAAGCGACGCAATACATGCCCTATGTCAAGTTACGCCTAACGGTAGAGACTACAGCGATAGCGAGAAATGCACTGCCGACCGTAAAAAACACTATGACCGGATTGAAGCTATTGATGATATTTGTAATGCAATTATGAAAGAAGCATTGGCAATCCAGCAACAAGAAAGAGCATAATGACGCCAAGAGAAAAGAATTTAACTATCATTAGTTACATTGCATCCCAAGGAGGCTTTACAATAGATGACATTTTAGGCCGTCGCAAGTTTCCAGATTTGGTAGCAGTGCGTAGAAATTGCGTTATGGCATTTCGGAATATGGGTTATAGCACGCTTCAAATAGGGCGCATTATGAACCGCGACCATTCGACTATCGTGCACGCAATACAGCAACACGCAAAGCGAGAGGCAGCAAATGACAAGCAGTAACTGGCTAGTAGTATTTATTGTGGCGACCTTAGGATTGGCTGCATATTTGCTAGCAACTGCGCCTGGCGTCAATAATGACGAACTCGATGAAATGGAAGAAGATTGGTGGTTATGATAATTACAGCAGATGACGTTAAGGCCGCAAAGAAACAGCTTGGCATGAGCGTGTATGATATAGCTGATGCACTGCGTCTTAGCTCCACTACAGGGAGCACTACGGTCCGAAGGTGGATTAATGGCAGGACACAGATTAGTGGCCCAGCAGCCGTTGCTCTGGAAGCAATGCTTGCTGGATACGAGCCAGAATATTTGGGAGATTACGATGACGATTAAATCAACGGAGCCAGAGGCTACAGATTATCTTGTTGACCTGTTACGATACAGCATGAGCTCAAAAAAAGATAAGAAGGCTTTGTTTAACAAGTGGCGCGGGCATAAATGGTCCAGTGATGGAATGCGGCGCTGGGCATTGTGGCAATGGCGGGAGATGGTTGGCTAGTCACCATTGCAAAGCTAACGCCAAAAGCGTAAAGATGCAATCAAGGTTGTTGGAAAGGAAAAGCACTTGGCAAAGAACGGACTATACGCAAACATCGCAGCCAAACGTAAGCGCATAAAGGCTGGCTCAGGTGAGCGCATGAACAAACCTGGCGGCAAAGACGCGCCTAGTGCTGGTGATTTTAAGGCAGCGGCTAAGACAGCCAAAAAGCCCAAGGCAAAAATGAAATGACAATTCCAACTATTGTGCAGTGCAAGGTTGCTGACTTAATTCCATACGCATCTAACAGCAGAACGCACAGTGATGCTCAGGTTGCACAGATAGCCGCAAGCATCCGTGAATTCGGCTGGACAAACCCCATTCTTATTGATGGGGAGAATAGCATTATAGCAGGACATGGACGTCTATTGGCGGCGCGTAAGTTGGGTATGCAAGAAGTGCCAGCAATCATTCTAGACCATCTCAGCAAGGCTCAGCAACGCGCTCTAGTAATAGCTGACAACCAGCTTGCCTTAAACGCAGGGTGGAACATGGATATGCTCAAAGCTGAAATTGAAGACCTAGGGCTAGATGACTTTGACATATCGCTGCTGGGCTTTGACGATGATTTTCTTGATGGCCTGTTGGAGCCAGAGCCCACAGATGGGCTAACAGACGAAGATGCTGTGCCAGATGTTCCAGAAGTGCCAAAGTCTGTTTTGGGTGACGTTTGGGTGTTGGGTAAGCACAGGTTGATGTGCGGCGACTCAACCAGCATCGATGCGGTTGATAAGCTGATGGATGGGCAGAAGGCGCAATCCGTCTTGACTGACCCGCCATACAATCAAGAGACAGAGGGTGGATTTAAGGGAAATATCGGAAAATCACTAAGAAAACAATCTAATGACATTGAAAGTATGTGCAATTTTCAGGTTGGGCCATTCTTGCAAGTTTTACCTACTGTTTACGAAAAAGGAAAAATGAACGCTACGGTCTTTTGTAATAAAGACCTAGTGCCAAACTACTTGCAATGGGCGCGAGACTTTGGCTATTCCTTTAACATTTTGGTGTGGAAAAAGCCTTCAGCAATCCCTTTGGGCGGAAGTTATATGCCGGATGTTGAGTATTGCCTAGTTTTTCGCAAATCTGGTATTTTCAACACTAAAGTTGAAGGCGTAAGCTATTCTAAGGTGTTAATCCATAACAGGGAAACAGGACTGCATCCAACAATGAAGCCGGTTGATATGCTGGCTAATCAAGTTTTGATTGTTTCCCATGCGGGTGGCATAGTCTTAGACCTATTCGGCGGCAGCGGCTCAACCTTGATTGCCTGCGAAAAGACAAGCCGTGACTGCCGTATGATGGAACTCGATCCCAAATATTGCGACGTCATCATAACGCGCTGGCAGGATTTTACAGGCCAGCAAGCGGTTCACGCAGAGACAGGGGAAGCCTTTGATGGCTGATGTTAAGCTAACAGCAAAGCAGGAAGCATTTGCCCAAGCCATAGCTGACGGCATGGGACAAGCAGACGCTTACCGCTCTGCATATGATGCTCAAGCCATGAAGGATAGCACAGTTTATCCTAAAGCATCGCGCATGATGAATGAGGGCAAGATAAGGGCAAGGATAGATGAACTGCGTTCTCAGGTCGCTCAAAAGCAGCTTTGGTCGCGTGAAATGTCGGTCAAAGGTCTTGTAGCTGCATACAGAGTGGCGAACGATGGCAAGAACTCAACTGGCATGACAGGCGCAATCAAAGAACTAAACGCAATGCACGGATTTAATGCGCCATCTAAACTGGATGTAGATTTAAAGGGCGGTTATGACGTAACTGTCAATGTTGTCGGTGAGGCTTCGCATGAGGGCGATAAGCCTTAATCTCACCGACCCACAGCGCCGCTTTGTCCTAAGCGACCAACCCCATCCGTTAATGGTTGCGGGTTACGGCGCTGGTAAATCCGAAGCTGCCGTTGTTAGGTTATTGCTGCTAGCTCTTAAATACCCAGGCTTATCGTTTGGATTTGTTGAGCCAACCTTTGACCTTGTGCGCCTGATTGCCTGGCCGCGTTTTTCAGGCATATTAAATGCATGGGGAGTAGCCTTTACGCTAAACAAGTCAGACAATACAATCTTGATGGAAAATGGCTCACTGATAATCTTTCGGTCGGCGGACAACGTGGAAAAGATGGTCGGCTTTGAAATATCAGATGGCGTCATTGACGAAATTGACACGCTTAAAACTGACCATGCATCCGAGGTATGGACAAAGATGCTGGCACGTTGCCGTCAGCGCAAACCAGATGGCTCAGCAAACACGCTAGCCGCTGCGTCGACTCCTGAGGGCTTTCGCTTTTGCTATAAGACATGGGGCAAAGAAGCGCGTGCTGGTTACGAACTAATACGCGCACCGACAACCTCGAATCCATATCTTCCGACGGGATATATTGACCAGCTTAAAGCAATCTACACAGGACCACAGCTTGACGCTTACCTAGAGGGCATTTTTACCAACCTCAATAGCGGTAGCGTATACCCTGAATTTGACCGCAAACTGAACAGTGTGTTCAGCACTATCCAGCCAAACGAGCCTTTGCACATCGGCCTAGACTTTAACGTTAACAACATGAGCGCAGCCGTGTGCGTTATCCGTAACGGCAACCCATATGCGTTAGATGAACTAACAGGCATTAGAGACACGCCAGCGATGATACAGGCGATTATCGAACGCTATCAGGGGCATTCCATCACAGTCTATCCCGATGCATCTGGCGGCTCTCACAAGAGCGTTAACGCCAGTCTGTCTGACATAACCCTATTACGTTCAGCAAGATTTTCAGTGCTGGCTCCTAATAAAAACCCGCCTGTTCGTGACCGAATATTGTCTATGTCAAATATAATACACAGTAACGGCATTAGAAGGCTGCTTATCAATCCTGATAAATGCCCGCATTTGATCGAAGGATTAGAGCAACAATCATACAACAAAAACGGAGAGCCAGACAAATCGAGTGGCTTTGACCACCTTAATGATGCTATAGGCTATCTGATTGCCTATAAATATGCTATCGGTAGAGGAACGGTTTCCTTTGCTCAAATTTCTGGGGTGTAAATGTCTGTATCGAACACCAATTCTGAATATGACGCAAACAGGTTTAAGTGGAAGCGTTGCCGCGATGTAATAGAAGGGCGAGATGCTCTTATTCAAAACTACGTTAGCAACACACGCTATTCCGGTAGCCTTTATAATCCGTCGTTTGATACAAACAACTATTTGCCGCGCCTATCAGGTCAAACAGATATTGAATACATAACCTATCAGGAACGGGCTGCATTCTTTAACGCAAGTGCACGGACGCTAGATGCGTTTACTGGCATGATATTTGCTAAAGACCCAGTATACAAGCTGCCAACAGCCATTGAGCCTTACGCTAACGATATAACGCTTTCAGGCGATAACTTGCGAGAGTTTAGCGAACAGATTGTTGAGCAACAGATTGCTGTAGGTCGAGTTGGCATCATGGTTGATTACCCAGCCAATGCGCCGACCAACATTACGATTGCCCAAGCCGAGGCGCTAAACATACGCCCGTTTTTGCGTTACTACACAGCGGAAAGCATTATTAACTGGCGCACAAGCTACATCAATGGCGCTCAGGTGATGACCTTGGTGGTGCTAAAGGAAACTATAGACGTTGCCGAGGATGAGTTTACTTCTAATCAGGTCGTCCAATACCGCGTCCTTGATATTACAGAGCAAGGTTATCGCGTTCGCGTTATGGATGATAGTAACGCTTTAATAAGCGAAACTTACCCAATACAAAATGGCGGGCCATTAACCTACATTCCTTTTGTTATCCTTGGAGCTAACAGCGCAACATCTGATGTGCAAAAGCCGCCATTGCTTGACCTTATCGACACGAACCTTGCACACTACCGCAACAGCGCAGATTATGAACATGGCTTACACTTTACTGGATTGCCGACGCCTTATGTAGCTGGCGTGCAGTTACCTGAAGGCGCAACGCTTGCTGTAGGCTCAATGACAGCATGGGTTTTTCCTGACCCAGCAGCTAGTGCCGGATACTTAGAGTTTAAAGGTGACGGCCTAAAGACGCTACGGGAAGCCCTAAAAGACAAGGAACAGCGCATGGCTGTATTGGGCGCACGGATGCTAGCTGATGACAAGCGCACTGCTGAAGCCTTCGGCACTATAGAGCTAAGGACTGCTGGCGAACGCTCAATCCTTGCGTCGATAAGCCGTTCGGCATCTGATAGCATTACCCGTGTGCTTAACTGGATGGCTGAATGGGTAGGCGCACCACAAGACGTAGAGTTTAACCTAAATACGGACTTTGGTGCTGCACGGATGCAACCACAGATGGTTACGGCTCTTTTGGGCGCATATCAAAATGATGCAATGCCTCTGTCAGTGTTGTTTGATAACTTCCAGCGCGGCGAGCTTGTGTCACCAAATATGGAATATGAAACATATGAGGCGCAGATTGCGGATGCTGGCCCTAGCTTTGACCAATCAATGCCTGACCCATCTCAAACTGATGCAGTAGCGCATGAACAAGGTCTATTGGATAACATACGCAGCCGACTAGGTTTATAACATGGCAGTTAGTGAGGAAATCATTGCCTCGCTTGTGGAGGCGGTAGCTGCATTAAATCAGCGCACCAATGACGCTGCATCGCGCACGTTGTTAGCTGGGCCGCAAGGCGAGACGGGGCCACAAGGTGAAGCTGGAAAAGACGCTGCGCCCATCACTGACGAGCAAGTTAAAGCTGCCGCTATTATTTGGTTACAAGAGAATATAACGCAGCCAGTAGACGGAATAGACGGACAAGATGGCGCACAAGGCATTGAAGGGCGTCCACCTACAAATGAGGAGATACAACTTGCGGTTGATGTATGGTTTGAAATTCATCGCGCTAAATTGGTTGGCGCTGCTGGAAGCAATGGTAGCGATGGCATTGATGGGCGTGATGGCCGCGATGGTATTAATGGCAGGAACGGCTCTAATGGTGTTGCTGGTTCCTCTGGTGTTGGCGTCGCATTGGTGGAACAGCGCGACGAATCGTCTTTTTGGATAACACTAACTGACGGTCAAGAGTTCCAGATTGAATTGCCTGTTGCCAAAGTTAGAACAGGTGGCTCTTTTGGCGGCGGGATTTCTAATCCTGTTTATTTATCCGCTGTTGATATTGAAACACAACTAGCAGTTGCCGACATAGCAACACCCATGGAATTTAATAATGTTATTGAAAGCAATGGAATATCAATTCAGGATAGCGTTAAGGTAGTTTTTAGAGAAAGCGGATTATATAATATTCAGTTTAGCGCACAATTAAATAATAATGATAATAAAGAGCATAACGTTAGTATTTGGCTTGCCCGTGACGGTGTGGCTGAACCTGATAGTTGTGGTGATGTTACAATTCCGCCAAAACACGCAAACTTTCAAGGCTCTTATGTTTTATCTTGGAACTATTATTACCGCGTTCAAAAAGGCGAGTATTTTAGACTAATGTGGTCAACTCCGAGCACTTCAGTTTATTTAGCTGGATTGCCAGCACGAACAATTCCTATTAGACCAGCAACACCATCTATTATTTTAACTGTTAACAAGGTTTCACCTTGACCGTATCTGACCAATTGCATGACCTAATCATTATAAGGCAACTGCTTTTGCAGCGCGTTATTGCTGGTCAAAATGCTGCTATAAACAAGCAACTTGATTCCGTTGCAGCAGATATACAAAAAGCATTAAAGGGAGACGAGTTGTCTACCTACAAAGGCAAACGCCTTGCAAAAGCAATTGATGAATTAAAATCAATGGTTTCAGTGTCGATTCCTGACATTGCATCTTTATCTTTGGCTGAAGCTTCATTCTTGCAGAGCGCATTTGTTTCAGTTGGTATAGATACGGTAATACCTCCAGCATCTGTCGTAAATGCAATTGCTAAATCGTCATTGATACAAGGCGCTACAATTGGCGATTGGTTTGGACGCCTAAACAATTCAGCAAAGTTTGATATAGAACGCGCTATTAAAAACGGTGTGACGCTTGGACAGACAAACAAAGAAATTGCTAATGCTATAGTTGGCAATGGCTCGGACAAAGGCCCACAGGCGCTTGCAAAGGCGCGGCGCGATGCAATGGCTATAACACGCACTGCGGTTCAAACTGTTGCTAATGACGCTCGTATGGCTGGATTGATGGAAAATCAAGACATTATCAAGGCAGTGCGATGGGTATCTACCTTAGACAGCCGAACTAGTGAAATCTGTATTGCTCGTTCTGGTAAGACATGGACGTTTCCAGAATTTAAACCAATTGGTCACAGTATACCTTGGAATGGTGGCCCACCAGCTCACTGGTCTTGCAGGTCAACATACGTTCCTATTACCAAGTCATTTGCTGAAATACGCGGCAAGCCTTTTGCAAAGGAAATATCGCAAACAACGCGGTCTAGTATGAATGGACAAGTCGCTGCTGATTTATCATTTGACCAATTTTTAAAGAATAAGCCAAAAGAGTTTGCCGACGAAATGCTTGGTAAAGGAAAAGCTGATTTATGGCGGTCAGGTAAAATAACATTATCTCAACTATTAGACCAGCGCGGTAACCCACTAACTCTTTCAGAATTGCTACGCCTATAGTATTATTATGCTTACCGTGTTAATAAAAGAATTACGCCAAGGCAGTGCTGAGGCATAAACCGCCCCTGAGGGGCAATAATAGTCCAGAGGACAAAACCATGAGTGAAGAACGGATTGCAGAATTAGAACAAGCGATGGAGGCACTGAGTGCAAAAAACCGCGAACTTCTTGGTGAAGTCAAAGTTGCTAAGGCGAAAGCTAAAGGAGCAGAGATAGACCCTAACGAATTTGTTGCGCTTCAAACTGAAAATGAAACGCTCAAATTGCAACTTGATAAGAATACAAAAGATAGCTTCAAAGCGATAGAAACATTGCAAACAACCCTGACCGAAAAAGACGGCGCATTGCAATCGTATCTAATTGATAACGGGCTAAACGACGCGATGCTGAAGGCTGGTATTAAGACCGAATTCATGGCTGCTGCAAAGGCCATGCTTAAGTCACAAACCAAACTGACAGCGGAAAACGGACAGTATTCTGCACTTATGGGTGACAAACCGCTGAATGAAGCAATTGCTGAATGGGCCGCTGGTGATGAAGGAAAGCACTTTGTTACCGCTCCCGCTAACTCTGGTGGTGGAGCCACTGGCGGAACTGGCAATGGCATTCCTGTTGCACCCAAGGGGAACCTTGGTGGTGACAAGGCACAGCGGACAAATGCAATTAAACAAATGTTCCCTGAATTAAACTAAGGATTAGATCATGTCACTTTCGCAAATGAAAGTATTTAACGAATACGTTATGCCAGCTACCATCGAGACACTCTCGCAGATGGTGGATAAGTTCAACGCAGCTTCTAATGGTGCAATCCGTCTCACGACCACTGGTTTTGATGGCGACTTTTACCAAGAGTCGTTTTTTGCTGCCGTGCATAGCGCACAGCGCCGTGTTGACCGTTACGCATCGCAAGCCGATGCAACTGCGACGGACCTTACACAGCTCCAGCTTAATGGCGTAAAGGTTGCTGGTGGTTTTGGCCCCATCCGCTTTGAGCCATCACAGCTTACTTGGCTGCAGAAGCCAACTTCGGAAGGCATTGAAGTTGCATCGCGTAACTTTGCTGAAGCATTGATGGCTGACCAGTTGAACACTGCAATTGCCGCTCTTGTTGCTGCCATTGCAAACCAAGGCGCTGCAACAACTGTAGACGTTTCGGCAACTGCTGCTGTAACCTATGCAACCATGAACTCGGCCAATGGGTTGTTCGGTGACAATTCGTCAAGCATTGTTGCTAACGTAATGAACGGCTCCGCATATCATAAGTTGATTTCGCAGAACTTGACTAACGGCGCACAATTGTTTGTCGCTCAGAACGTGCAAGTTGTAGACATCCTTGGTCGTCCAGTAATTGTTACTGATGCCCCTGCGTTGTATGTAGCTGGCACGCCTAACAAGTCGAGGGTTCTCGGTTTGGCCGATAGCGCAGCAATCGTTTATGACGGCGGCGACGTAATCAGCAACATCGAAACCAACAACGGCCAGACCCGTATCGAAACCACGATGCAGGTCGATTATACCTTTGGCGTTGCGCTTAAGGGCTATAGCTGGGATACTGCAAACGGTGGCAAGTCGCCAACTGATGCAGAGCTTGCGACTGGTTCCAACTGGGACAAGGTAGCTACCTCAATCAAGCACACTGCTGGTGTCTTGGCAATCGGTGACGCTGACCTGTAAACCATAGTGAGGGGGCTGGCAGTTGGTTGCTGGCCCCTAATCTATTAGGAGTATTTTATGGCTAAAATCATTTACGAGCCTCATCCCATTAGCCCATCGCGCAAAGCCAAATTGCAAGCGCAAGGTTACAAAATCATTGATTCCATTTTCGCTCCCGCTGGAACGCCCGTCCATCAAAAACTAGATATTGATGACGAAGTTGCCGTAAAAACACCCGCCGAACCAGAAACTAATCTGACTGCGGATGAGGAAGTAATTGAAGAAGCTATTGTTCAGATTGAAACAAAAGCTAAATCACCTTATTTGTCTGCAAAGCGCGGCAAGGCTCACAAGGAGTAACAAATGGCATTTGTAGTCGAAACGGGCGCGGGGCTTTCTAATGCTAACAGCTATGCGAGCGTTTCGGCTGCGGATAGCTACGTTTCAGACCGTGGCATAGCGGGATGGGCTGCTTTAACATTAACGGTAAAAGAGCAATCGTTGGTTAAAGCAACGGATTATTTCGAAGCCACCTACCGCAATGCGTGGAAGGGCAATCGCGTTAGTGAGACGCAATCTTTATCTTGGCCACGCTATAACGTAGTTGTTGATGGCTTTAATTACGCAAGCAATGTTGTTCCGCCCCAGGTGCTGAACGCTTGCATCGAAATGGCGCTAAAGGCATCATCTGGCGAAACACTAATTGCAGACCAAGGCCAAAAAGTGAAGCGCGAAAAGATTGATGTTATTGAAATTGAATATCAGGATTACTCAGACCCTACGCAACGCTACCCGTTTGTTAATCGAATGGTTACACCATACCTTATATCTGCATCTGAAAGCGGCTTTAGCGTTACTAAAGTAATTCGCACATGAGCAGCCAAGCGCAAACAGCATCTAGGCTGCTTGCTAAGTTTGGCGAAGCTGTCACAATTATCTTTCCTGATTATAGCGCAAATAACCCTATAACTGGCGAAACATCCGGCCCTACAAATAATACCACAATTGTAGGCAATGGCTATCCGTCTGCTTACCACAAGCGCGATATAGACGGCACAAGCATACAGGCTGGTGATATACGCCTAATACTCGAACTTATTGCCGCACGGCCTTCTGTGGGCTGTTTAGCGGCTATTGATGGCACAACATATCGATTGATGGATGTGCAGCCAATTAGATTAACTGGCGATGACGTCATTTACATATGCCAGATAAGGGCTAACTAATGATACCTCTAGGAGAGCGAGTATTTTTCCCGTCGCAATGGGACTCTGGAATACTTGATAGCGTGCTGCACGACACAGGAGGCTTGATAATTGCTTATATCATTAAATTGGATTGCGGCAAAAAGGTTGCGATAGATTGTCAGATGGTGGAGCCTTTGGATGATTAATGCTAAGATTAGCGCGGCATTGGCAACGCAACTAAACACCTTGGCATTGCCTACACATTGGGAAAACAGCAAGTTCGTTCCTGATGCTGGCGAGATTTACCTCAGCGAGAGTTTGTTGACTGGCGAAACATTGCCAGTTGGCATTGCCAGTGCTGCGTCTGATGAGTTTAGAGGCGTCTATCAGGTGCTTGTATACGCTCCTATGGATGCAAACAAAGGGCCAGCCAGAACAACGGCTGACAATGTTGCATCCGCGTTTCAGCGTGGGGCACGGCTTGTTTACGATGACGTAACCGTGACCATCCAGCGCACTACACAAAACCCTGCGTTTGCTTCAGGTGACAGATTTGTAATACCCATTAGCGTTACCTACAGAGCGTTTGCATGAGCACGTTTAATTTAGACATAAAGGCATTCACCGAAAAGGCTGGCAAGAATGCCGACCAAGTTGTTCGCAAGATATGCTTAGATTTATTGTCTAATATTGTTTATAACACGCCTGTAGACACTGGCAGGGCACGCGCCAATTGGTTTACAAGTATTGGAAGCCCAGTTTCTACAACAATAGAATTTAATGCTAGCGCATCGTCTGCTGCTGGCGTTGCAGTTGCTCAGGCATCTGCCGATATTGCTAAAGCCACAGGTAATTTATTCTGGATTAGTAATAACCTGCCATACATTTACAGGCTAGAATTTGAACAATGGTCAAAACAAGCTCCAAATGGTATGGTTCGCTTAGCAATCAATAAAGCGGAGCGCTCTATTAGGTAACGTGACTTGATTGTGTTTTTATGTTATTTGTTTATTTCCATGCATGGAGTTTATTATTATGTCTGATATTGTTTCTTCCGTTGGCACAATCGTTTCTGTTTCAACGTTTGCGCCTACTACCTATGATGCGGCTGGATTTGCTGCTTTAACCTTTTCGACCTGCGGCGAATTGGCTGAACTACCCTCGTTTGGTGCTGAAGCTGCACTTGCGACACACACACCGCTTGCTACAGGCGTTGTTGCCAAGCGTCGCGGTTCGCTCAACTATGGCTCCGTTGCTTTGACAATGGCTGTTTCTGAAGAAGATACGGGCCAAGCTGTATTGCAAGAAGCTGCCGAATCTGGCGCTGGTGCTGATGCGCTTGTCTCGGTCAAGGTTGTGCTTGTTAACGGTGAAATACAGTATTTCACTGGTCAGGTTATGTCCTACAAGGTCAATGTTGGTAATGCTGATGCCATCACAATGGCTGAAGTTACTCTTGAAATTGACAATACGATTATCAAGGTCTAATTAGCTTAACTGCTTAAAAACTTGGGTAGGCAAAACACTATCCGGCTTGCCTACCCAAGACAAAAGCCGGATATTTAGAAGGATAGTTTCTAATGGATTTAAATAACCTTAAGCCAGTAATGGCTGACGATGGCGCTGTATTGAACATTGTTCACCCTGAAACTGAAGAAGTTATTGAGGGCATGACTATTACTTTGCTTGGTCAGGACAGCAAGGTTTACCGCAAAATTGCATTGGCTAAACAGCAGACAGCATTAAACCGCATTTCAAAAGGAAAGAAGGCTGTCGATTTTGACGCTGAAAAGCTGGCTGAAGATAGCATTGAAGATTTGGTAAAGCTGACAACTGGCTGGGAAGGCTTTATGCTTGATGGCAAAGCTCTTGAAGCTACGCCAGCCAATATCAAAAATGTATACACAGAATGGGTTTGGATTAAAGAACAAGTCTCTGAATTTGTGGCAGACCGTTCTAACTTTTTTCGCCCAAACAATTGAGCAACTAACGCTTTTTGTAAAACAAGCGGCATGGCTTAACACAATCCCATCTAGGGCAAAGCGCCCTAGACGGGAAACCAAATCAAATGCAATGCCCCAGTTGATTGGTGGAGCTTACCTAGTCGAAATATTGTTCGAGGTAGGCCCTGCGAAGCCATTAGGCATGGGTGGCAGCGTTGCCATTGATGAAATAGACTTAGCTGCATGGATGTCCAACCAAAACGTGCGATTAACGCCATGGGAAGCACAGGCAGTAAAGCATTTATCACGCGAATATGCTGGTATGCTGTCTGCTAGTGCAGAGCCTAATACACCAGCGCCGTGGTCTGACAATAAAATGTTAACCGAAGAAATGCGCGAAAAAATATCAAATGCTATGTCTAATTGGAGTAATCGTATCAACATCAAGACAAGATGATATTTTTGTGCTATGAGATTAATTAAGCGATAACGCTATTGGCATCATGGGATATTGCGATTGGCAGATTTAGCTAACCTAAGAATTTCAGTTGATAGCCGTGAAGTTAAAACAGCAACCAGCGACTTAAATAGTTTGTCTGGTGCATCTGGACGCGCTGAAACTTCGATAGGCAAAATGTCTAGCGCAGCTAAGTTGTTTGGTGGTGTTTTAGCTGCTGCTGGCGTTTTAACACTTGCTACCAATGTGGCTAAAGCAACCGCTGAATTTCAATCTTTGAGCGCATCTTTAAAGGTTGCAACTGGAAGTTCCGCTGCTGCATCTGCCGCATTTTCTGAAATTCAAAAGTTTGCTGCGGAAACTCCTTATCAATTAAATCAATCTGTCGAAGCATTTCTACGTCTGAAAAATCTTGGATTAGACCCAAGTATGAATTCACTGCGGTCTTATGGCAATACAGCAGCTTCAATGGGCAAAGATTTAATGCAGATGGTGGAGGCTGTAGCTGATGCTTCTACTGGCGAATTCGAAAGATTAAAAGAATTCGGAATTAAAGCGAAAAAACAAAAAGATGAGGTTACGTTTACGTTCCAAGGTGTTTCAACGACTGTAAAAGATACATCTGAACAGATACAAAAATATTTACTCGACATTGGTAATACGCAATTTGCGGGTGCAATGACTGAGCAGATGAATACTTTAAATGGCAGAATGTCTAATCTACAAGACAATATAGATAATTTTTACAGAACTATAGGTAACCTTGGCGCAGCTAATATATTTACTGTTGCATTGAATGCTGCATCTAATGCTGTTGTATTTTTAACAGATAATTTAAAAACAATTTTGTATGCATTAGAATTAGTCCTTGTTGCCCTTGCTGGTGTTGCTGCTGCATTTGTTGCATTTAAAGCGGTGTTGGGCGTTCAATTTGTTGTGGCTTATATTGGTCAATTAATAGCTATGCAGTTTGCGCTAGGAGCCACCACAACGGCTACTGCATTGGCTGGTGCTGGCATTAAGGGTTTACAAGCAATTCTTGCTGGCACTGGCTGGGGATTAGCTGTTGTTGCCATTGGTGCTGTTGTTGGTGCAATATACGCCCTTGCTACGGCTCAATCACGCGCCCGTGCAGAAACCAATGCTACCATTGCATCATTAAAAACGCTCGCACAGGCGAAATCGGTAGGCTTTGAACAAGCACGAACAAACGCAGAAATTGAAAAGCGTTTGTTAGAGCGTGATATTAAAGTGATTAGAGATAGAAATAAGGCACAGGCTGTAGGCCAAGGCAAAAAAATTGAATATGTTACACCAGACCTTGCTTCAAAGCGAGAACGGTTAGACGCCTTAAATATAGGTATTCGTGAAGCTGATACATTAAGAGCGCAAGCAGACGCCATGTCAGCAATAACTGTTCCTGCGGCGGCTGCGGCTGCTGGAATTGAAAAAACTGGTTCTGCCGCAAAAGCTGCTGAAGACCCGTTGAAAAAATATCGCGATGCCTTGGCTGATATGGTCGAAGAAGGCAAAAAAATCGGCATGACGCCTGAGGCTGTAAAGAAATTTGAAGTTGAAAAGCTTGCTGTCGCTGCTGCTACCGCTGGCTATAAAGACTATAACAAAATCAAAGAGCAAGGCATGATAAACGCTTTTAGGGAATTGGGTGTTGATATTGCTGCAAAGCTAAAAGAAGAAACCAAAGCCCGTAATGACGCAAGCAAGACGCACAAAGAAACTATCACAACGCTGCAAGGCGAGCTATCTTTGATTGGACTTGTTGGAGTAGAAAGAGAAAAGGGTACTCTTGCTTTAGAAAAAGAAGCTTATGTTTTGAAATTTGGTGCTGCCGCTTGGGAAGAATACCACGCAGCAAGAATTGCCAACATTAATGCAAAAAGTGTTTTAGACAAAGACGTTAAAGCAGCGGAAGCACTTGTTAACAACCTTGAAACTGCTGCTGGAATGATTGGCGGAAAAGCGGGTAAAACGCTACAAGGAATATTAAAAACAGAAATCACTTTAAAAGACGGTGAAACTAAAAAAATAAGCGAAGCTATCGCGGCATCATTTCCTAAACTTGGGGCTGCGTTATCTGCTGCTATGGCTGGCGCACAAATTGGCACAACGGTTGATAGTGTGTTTAAGGCAGTTGGCGTCAAGTCAAGCAAAGCTGGGGCACAAGTCGGTGGTGCAATTGGTATGGCTGCGTTTGGCCCAATAGGTGCTGTAGCTGGAAGTATCCTTGGTGGCATTGTTGGCGGTATGCTCAAAAAGGTAAAAACAGGCTCGGTAACGCTTAGCCAGATTGCTGGTGGTGTTATGGAACGCACACTGACGGGGAACAGCGCACGGTTAAAAGGCATAGCTGATAAGATGGCGACTGGATTGCTCTCTGGCCTGGGTGACATTGCAGAGCAACTTGGAGGCACATTGGGCGGGAACGTAAAGGTTAGCCTTGGCCAGCGCAAAAAAGACTTTGTTGTTGACCCAACGGGCATGGGTCGCACCAAGGGTTCTGGGGTTATGAACTTCGGCGAAGACCAAGCGGCTGCTGTTGCATACGTTACTCAACTTGCAATCCAGCAGGGTATAATCACAGGCATTAGTGCTGGCGCTCAGGCTCTTATCAAGGCTGGTAATGACCTTAACGCACAGGTCGCTAAAGCATTAAAGTTCGACCAAGTGTTCAAGGACTTGAAAAAGGAAAGCGACCCATTGGGCGCAAGCCTTGATGAACTGTCGGCTGAAATGCTCAAACTGAAAGCCATCTTTGATGAGGCTGGCGCATCAGCGGCGGATTATGCCAAGCTACAAGAACTTTACGCCATCAAGCAAGCTAAGGCCATTTTTGAAGCCAACAAGCCGCGCCGCGAACTGGAAATACAGTTAATGGAAGCGCAGGGCGATGCTGTCGGTGCATTGGCTGCACAACGTGCGCTTGAACTTGAAAGCATGGATGCTGGACTGCGTGGACTTCAGCTGCAAATATACGCGGCTCAAGATGCTGCAAAAGCAACTGAGCAAATTGCTGAAGCCGCTCAAGAAGCTGCTAACGTCCAGAAAGAAGCACAAGACACATTGCGTTCTGCTTATGAGCGTGAATCTATTGTTCTTGAAGAAACGGCGCAAAAATTTCGAGAACTTGGTGATTCTTTGCGCCAAGTATCAAAAGACATTAACGTAATGATTGTTGGCAGTGATTCGGTAAGTGGTGAATTGCGTAGCCGATTTTTTAGCACATCAGCATCGGCAAGACTTGGCAATGAACAAGCTTTAGGTGATTTACCAAACCTTGCTACACAATATGCTGACTTGGTGGTAGACACTGCGCCTGACCGCTTAAGCATGATTCGTGAATTGTCGGCTATACAAGCAGAAACAGATGCTTCCGCTATTGTCGCAGATAGGCAAGCGTCAATTGCTGAACTTCAATTGACCGCGCTTGAAAAGCAAGTTTCCTCACTGATAAGCATAGAAGAAACGGCGATAAGTGTTGCAACTGCTTTAAGACAGCTTGTTTCGCTTAGTGGAGGCATACCAGCGCCGACAACATCATCCGCTATTTCTACGCCATCAACAATCTATGACAGCAATCAGGTTTCAACATTTGGCACTAACGACAATGTTACAAGTCAAGTAAGCGCATTGCGCGACGAAATGAAAGTTGCAATGTTCCAAATTGCCAAAAATACTAGCAATACTGCTACTCAATTGCAACGTTGGGACGGCGATGGTTTACCTGAAGCGAGAGACTACGCATGATTATTATCCGGCCTACTGATATAACTCCAGCAATGTTTGTTAGCAGTAGTGCGGCTGTTAGTAGTCGTGCAACTTGGAGTGCCGTTACTGCTTATGTGACAAACAATGAAGTGTATTATAACTTTAAAGACTGGATTGCTATTGCTGGAAGTACTAATGTAATTCCTGGAAATGACGCAACAAAATGGTTAGAAATAGGCGATTCTAATCGTTATGCAATGTTTGATAACATTATAGGCAATGTAACTACTGGTACTAGTCCTCTTAATGTTAGAGTCACACCAAGCTCTGTAGTAAACGCAGTGTCATTGTTCGAAGTTTCAGCTAACACTGTCCAGTTACAGATTATTGACCCAATCGACGGAATTGTTTACGACAAAACAATAAACATGATTGATGTTAGTGTTGTTGTTGATTGGTATTCATACTTCTTTGAAGGCATACTTTTAAAGGATGATGTTACCTTTATTGACTTGCCAGCATACGGTTCTGCTGATGTTGTGGTTATAGCTAATAATGGCGCTAGCAGTGCGGCTATTGGAGAATGCGTAATTGGCTTTCAAAAAGAATTAGGTGTTAGTAATTTTAACACGAGTGTGTCGATTCAAGATTATAGCCGTAAAGAGCGCGACCAATTTGGACAAACCAAAGTTGTAGAACGCAGATTTACAAAATTAGCCGATTATGATGTTACTTTAGAAACAAACCTTGTTTCGTATGTTCAAAAAGCATTAGCTGAATTGCGCGCAACGCCAACAGTGTATATAGGAGATGCTAATAGACCCGAAA